ATAGCTTTAATCAAGCTGCAGACTGCTTTATCGTCACCGGTAGCTACAGAGACCTCCAGACGGTGCTGAAGCATCGCTAGGACGCTGCTGGTGTTGATTGGTTCGGAAGCTTCCTCAAGGCTTGGTCCATCGTCACTCAAGTCGATCTCAGCTTGTGCAGCTTGGATGTCGTTGTAAGCAGTGGAACGTGAGACGCAAAATTTTGCGCTGACCATTGTGGCGACTGAAGCGGTACGGATGCCCCTTTCCAGCATTGCTCTTGTGTAACTGAGGCGGGCTTGGACTTCCTGTTGGGTTGACATTGGTTGAGTTAGACAAATTGGAAAAGCTGGACGATTAAGGTTTGTCGGTGGTTGTTGCCGACTTCTTCAGGTCTTCATGCTGCTGATAGACAGCCTTCCACCGAAGGTGGGTTTTCAGGCGTGCTTCTTTTAGTTGAGTCTTTAGTTTTTCGAGCGCAGCTGCATTCTCGGAGCCACCAACAAAGGCTTGGATCTTTTCCTGCTCAAGCTTGTCCAAATAACTGCTTAGGACTTCATACTTAATTTCAATGCCGCCAAGCTCTCCCAAAAGGTTGTCAAATTTCTGAGCTTTTTTCTGGCTGATATTTTCAAGGTCAAACATCTTGTTTTGCAAGATGTCATGGATGTAGTCCAGCTCACGAATTTTGAAGGCAGCAGAACGGAAAAACTGCTCCTTTTCTCGGATCTGTTGCTCGATGTCCGTTACGTGTTTTTGGAGCGTTGTGTGTGCCGAGTCGGCGGCTAAGAACTCTTGGAAGGTTTGAATGGTCATTGGTCGAAAAGGTTAGTGAGTTGATTTAGGTGCTGTTTCAGCACCATTAATGTGTAGCTGTGGCGCGTCAGGTCTCCTCTGACTTGATCCAGTTGGGCCAATTCTTCCCCGCCAATGCGAAGCCTTACATTGATCTGAGTCCAATTGGCCCTTTGATACTCGCGCCTTTGCTCACGTTTGTACATGTGAGCTTCGATGATCGCATCGACTTGTGACGGTGTTAAATCGTGTTTCATCGCAAGTTTGGATTCAGATCACGAGGGCTTGGAACGGATGGCAGGGATTCGCGCCAAAGCTCTTGAGCGATTAACTCATCTAGAGCCTTCTCGCGGTCGTAGGCATCGATTTCGCCTGCTTCAAACATCGCCTGGATGTCGGCTTCGCTAGGCGGCCATTCTCCCAATTCGCTAGGGAGCATGAAGTCGTCGGAGTTGTTCATTAGTTGAATCGTGATGTGTTTTGGTGCGGGCCGGTGATGTACCAGGAACAGACGGAACCAGGGATCCCGCGCTCTGATAGCGATTGATTCCAGCCATCGGCTAATTCGTCAGCGTCCCGCTGTGAAGCTGACAATTGATAAACGACCTGGTGGCCGTGTCGTTCGGTGTACTGGCAAAGATGAAAGACGTGGGTTTGTTGTTTTGGTTGATTCATTGGTTGTGCTTTGCACTCTCGTAATATAGGACGGATATTAGTCAGCCGTCAACAACAAGGCATAAAAAAAGACCCCTTGCTGGGGTCTGGTGGTTGTTGGTGCGGTGGCTAAATTAACGCCGCTGAGTCCTCGTAAAGCTCATCGGCTACCTCATACGGCTTCGGGAAGCTGCCGCCGTAATAGTTCAGCTCCTCTAACAGGTATTCAGCGTGTCTCAAACCTTCGGCGGTCGTTAGGTCGTAGCCGTTGGCGCTTGCGATCTCTTGCAATAAAGACATAGGTCAAGAAAGAAAAAACCCGGCCTAAGCCGGGGTTGATTGTGTTGGTACGGATGACGCGATGAAATAATAATGATCTTGATCGTATCCGCTGGCTAATAGCTGAACTTGCCAATCAGCCATCGGAGACGTGTTGATCAGAGCTAAAGCGGCAGCCTTAGCGTTCTCCATTGCGTCAAGCGTGTGATCCCATTCAAGGGTCGCTCGCCAGGTTTGATCATTGTCTCGCTTATGCGAAGCCGTGATCCTTGAACAGCGATAGTTAGTCGGTCCTAGGTACTTGGTGCGGATGAGCGGGCCGGAGCAGAGCATCATGATGTGATTGGTTGATTAATAGAATAATAACATAAGCCAATAAAGAAGCCCGGCAGAGCCGGGCGATTTCTTAGTTCTTGGCAGCTTCTGCAGCTTCGTCGATTTTGCGAATCGCTTCCGTTGCGTACTTAATCACATCTTCTAGGTGTTCTCTCCCGTCGTCGTTCCACCTTTCAGCGGAAACATAATCAAGGATTGAACTCCTGAGAATCTCCTTGCCAATGCTCCTTAATTCAACGCTACCCGTCGCCGTCCTTGCCTCGATTTCGAAAGCTCGAAGCGATAAACGGCAACCGGAAGCATCGAAACGATGGGTGACTTTATGGTCCATGTTGTTGTTGTTGTTGTTTGTTGGTACGGAGAGAATAAAAGCTCGGCCGAAGCCGAGCGATTGATCAGACGAAGCTAGGCAGCTCAGGCGCTAACGCTGCGATGCGATAGAGCCGATTCGGGTTGATCCGTGCCCGTAACGTTGCCAGACGCTGTGCATCTTGCTTCGCATTGGGACGGCCTACCGCTTGCCAGCCTGCCTCGATTCCGCAGTAACAAGTCACGATGTGTCGCATGGGTTTGGTCCGTTGGTTGGAGTGGTTTCTGTGCATTCTCTGGGAGTGGCCTAGGCGCCCGCTGAAGGGCTGACAATCGCTGGCGTTTGGCGCGGGAGGAACCCGGACCGGCTGGCGATAGTGTGTGGTCACTCCCAGAGGTGCTGATTTCACGCGCCAGCACTGGCGAGGCAGTCTCGTCACGGGAGATGCATCCGCCGACCTAGTCGGAAGTGGTTCGCCATTGGCTATGTGGTGAGGTGACTGTGGCGTCCTCCCTCATGCATACAGTATAAGGCATCGGGATGGCCTAGCACTCTAATAAAGTTATATCGTTACAATTGTTTATATACCTAATACTGTATCAGTTTATACAGACGGGGGGTAGTGTTGCAGTTTATTACAGTGCTAACGATTAGCGGGTACCCCAAACATATATCCGTTCAACAGTTCTATTGTGCTAAAAAAGGCCCCCATGATTAGTGGAGGCCGGGGGTGGGGGTTGAGTTTTGAGGTCGTATCAGTCGGTCTTGTCCTGAATTTTGATAGTCAAATCAGGCGCTTGGATGTTGACGGTCTCGGTGGACTCACCAATTACGCGCCCAATCGAATCCAACACTTGGCTTGCGGTCTGCAATTGCCCCTTTTTAATCGCCTGATTAAATAGTTTGGTACGCATGTGCTGAAGCCGCGCCAACATATTTTCGCGATCAGACTTCCAGTCTTCATCAACGAGAAGCTTTACTTCTGCCCAATCGCGCCAAGCAGTATTGATGCTGACCTGTTCACGTTCAACGTGCTCATAAACAAGCGCCCTAGCCGACAACCCCTCTAACTGCCGACGATATAAACGCCGCACACGATCCTCTTTTGCATTATTGGAGCGGCGTTCTTCTTGAGTCATGTTTGATACGACCTTTTCCAAGATCTTAACTGGTAGAAAGGCTTCTAGCCCCTATAGAAGGGGGCAGGGGTCAAAAATCTGTGTAATGTGGCATTTATGAGCCAAAAAACCGCACCAATAGAGCTTCGCTGGGCTCAAGGCCAAGTATTTTCGTGCGAAAAACGCTTCAGAGTTTTAGTAGCAGGCCGTCGCTTCGGCAAATCGTACTTATCTTGCGTTGAATTGGTACGTGGAGCGATCAATCGACCTGGGGAGACATTTTTTTATTGTGCGCCAACGTATCGGATGGCAAAAGATATTGCTTGGCGAGCATTAAAGAAGCTTGTGCCGCAAGTCTGGATCAAGAGTAAAAACGAAACCGACCTACGACTTGAGTTGATTAATGGATCAACGATTGAGCTGAAGGGAACAGAGAACGCAATGGCATTGAGGGGCCGCAGCTTGTCTGGGGTGGTATTAGATGAGGCTGCTTTTATGAGTTCGGACGTATGGTTTGAAGTTATTCGACCTGCTTTGGCGGACAAGGAGGGTTGGGCACTATTTATTTCAACGCCGGACGGGACAGCTAGTTGGTTTTATGACTTGTGGTGTTATGTGCCAGAAGATGCAACAGGATTATGGGAGAGATGGAGTTATACGACGATTGACGGCGGAAATGTTAGTAAGCATGAAGTTGAGGCAGCCCGCGCCCAGCTTGATACGAGAACATTCCGCCAAGAATTTGAGGCTAGTTTTGAGAATCTTACGGGTCTTGTTGCCGTCAGCTTTGGTGATGAGAACATCTCTACAGACGCCAGGGATATAAGCATCCAGCCATTGCTCCTTGGGGTTGACTTTAACGTTGATCCAATGAGTGGTATTTGCGCGGTCAAAGATGGTGAGACTTTGTATGTTTTCGACGAGATTATGTTGACTGGCGGTGCAACAACCTGGGATTTTGCCGAGGAAGTTACGCGTAGATACGGTGTGGATCGAAGAATTATTGCGTGTCCAGACCCTACAGGCGGCGCACGAAAAACTAGCGGAGTAGGTGTAACAGACCATGCAATTTTGCGCCGTAGTGGATTTACGGTCCAAACACCAAGAGCGCCATGGAAAATTAGGGATAAAATTACGGCTGTAAATACAGCATTAATGGATGCATCTGGGACGCGAAGGACGGTAGTGCATCCAAGGTGTAAACACCTAATTAAATCGTTGCGAACACTGACGTATGCGCCTGGGACAGGACTTCCAAATAAGAATTTAGGAGTTGACCACGCCTTTGATGCGTTCGGTTATTTAGTTTTACAACAGTTTAATTTGGCAAAGCCGGAGACGATGGGGACTACCTCTTATCGGTTGTATTGAGGTTGTTATTGGACGTGTTGCCAAGACCGTCCAACGATTGCTTTATATGCAGTTGATTGCGCTACATCAAAGGCAAGGGCACAGTCAAACGAGCTGGCTCCACCAGCCGCAAACTCACGCATTTCACGCACCGTAGCTTCTGTGAGTTTTGAATTTTGCTGGTCTTCGCCCTTGCGATAAAGAACTTGCTTTCTTTGTGCGATCTCTTCAGGGCCTTGGGTGGTCACAAACTTGTATTCACAAGCGGTGCATTTCCTGTAGCGACGGATTTCTTCTGGTTTTTTCTTGTTAATGGAGATGACACGGCTATTGCTCCCGCACTCTGGGCAGTTCAAGGTTGGTTTTGACTGGCACGAAAGGCTAGGATAAGGCAAAGACGATCCCTGTCATGCCTCAAGGCCCTGGAACTTACGGCACAAAAAAAGGCCGTCCACCTGCCAAGAAAAAAAAAGGCGTAAAGAAGGGCGCTAAAAAAATGCGTTGCACCTGTGGCGACTAGAAACGAGCCCACCAATAAGGCGCTTTATAGCCGTGTCAAAGCGGCTGCAAAGCGTAAGTTCGCTGTATATCCCAGCGCCTATGCCAATGCCTGGCTGGTGCGGGAGTATAAGAAGCGTGGCGGCACCTACCGAAAAGTGAGTGATGGCGGAACGAAAAAAGCCAAAAAAACCAAGTAAAACCAGCAAGGCTAAGGGTGGGCTTAGTCGTTGGTTTGATGAGAAATGGGTCGATGTAAAGACCGGAAAGCCTTGTGGCCGCTCCAAAGGCGAAGACAGAGCTTATCCAGCATGTCGCCCATCAAAACGTGTATCTGGTAAGACACCTAAGACAACAGGAGAGATGTCATCTTCTGAAAAAGCACGATTTAAACGTGAAAAGACCGGTTCAAAAAAAATAAGTTATCAGCACAAACGCCGTAAACCCAAAGGCAAGAAGTAGGGCGTTTCATTGCCCATGGCGACTAAGACAGAGTAGAATCACGGCATAGACCTTTTTATGCGTAATCATGGCTTTTGTACGGGGCGAAGAGGGTTCCGTCTCTTTTGAAAAAGATGGTGGTTCTGTTGCTGTCGTTGCTGGCACTCGCAGCTGGACACTAAACATCACCAAGGACACTCTGGACACAACCGACCAGGGCAAAACTTCCCGTACTTTTGTGGGCAGTTTGGTTTCAGGTTCAGGGACCGTTGAACTGATATACGACGATGCTGCTTCAGGCGCAGCTGCTGATCTGATTGATGAAGCGTTGATTGGCACAGATCAAGCAAACGCAAAATTTGAGTTGTTTGCCAACACAGCGGGTAACAAGAGTTTTGTTTTTAGCGGAATTATTACGAGCATGGATGTGTCAGCCACAACTGGTGACTTGCAGGTAATTACCTGTAACTTCATCACTTCCGGCGCTATCACCAGCTCTATCTAGCCTTAAGACAATGGCAGAACGCAAAAAGCGTAAGCGTGGCCCCAACCTTAGTGTTGGGCGTGGCGAAAAACTGCCTGCCAGCAAGGGTGCTGGTTTAACTGCCAAAGGTCGTGCGAAATACAACCGGGAAACCGGTTCTAAGTTGAAGCCACCAGTCACAGGTAAGCCAAAAACAAAAGAGGAGGCTGCCCGCAAACGTTCTTTCTGTGCCCGAAGTCGTAGTTGGACTGGTGAACGGGGTAAAGCAGCTCGTCGTCGCTGGGGTTGCTAATCACTCATTTTTAAAGTGTCATGACCTACTCAGTCCCCGGCTCCGTCAGAACCCATCTAGTCAGCTCTTCCTATTTAGGATCAGTTGACAGTCCATTTGTTCGCACCCGAGCGGTGATCGATCAAATGAAAGGCTGGGAAATTATGAAAGCCGTGGTCTCCGGCACTGAGTATTTACGTGATAACAGCGAAGCATTCCTGCCATTAGAGCCTCGCGAAGACTATTCTGCCTACCTAGCGCGTGTAAATCGTGCCGTCTTCACGCCTTACACCCAACGTTTGATTCGAGCGGCAGCGGGCTTGATTCTGCGTAAACCAATCAATATTGTTGGCGATCCATATTGGACAGAAGTTTTCAACAAAGATGTTGATGGCTGCGGTTCAGATCTGGATGAATATGCACGTCGTCTGGTGATCTGTGCGTTGACCTATGGCCATTGCCATACGTTGGTTGACTTTCCCGCTCCAACAGAAGCCCGAAGCCTTGCAGAAGAACGTGCATTAAACCGTCGTCCATATTGGATTGAGGTTGACCCAACCAAAGTGTATGGCTGGCGTTTAGACCGCGAATCAAATTACGGCAACCTGACGCAAGTGCGTATTGGCGAAAAAGCTGTTGTTGCTGACGGTGAATTTGGAGAGAAGGTCTATGACCAAATCCGTGTCATTGAGCCAGGTCGTTATCGCGTCTATCGGCAGGAAGAGCAAAAAAAAGCGATGCAAGGGAACTTCCCATATCCCTCTTCGTTTGACCAATCAGACGCTACGGCGGAGTTTGAGCTTATTGAATCTGGGCCGTATTCACTTGATCAAGTCCCCTTGGTCACGATCTACGCGAACAAGACGGACACGATGACAAGTCGTCCACCATTGCTGGACATTGCTCATCTAAATCTTGCTCACTTCCAGCGCCAAGCTGATCTAATTCATAGCTTGCATATCGCATCACAACCGATGTTGGTGCTTGAGGGCTGGGATGATCAGACCAAAGATATGGCGATTAGTGTCAACTATGCGATGGCGACGCAGCCGGGAAACAAGGTTTATTACGTGGAGCCTGCCGCTAGTGCTTTTGAAGCGCAATCTGCGGAGATCCAAGAGTTACAGCAGCAAATGGCGACGCTGGGCATTAGCACGCTTAGCCAGCAAAAGTTTGTAGCTGAATCAGCTGACGCACGACGCCTAGACCGTATCGACACAAACTCAATGTTGTCGATGGTTTCTATGGACTTGGAGTCAGGTTTGCAGAAGTCTTACAACTTGGCTGCTAATTACTTGGGTATTGAGCCACCTGAAGTGAAGATCAGCCGTGACTTTGACCTTCAGCGTCTCATCGGTCAAGACATTACGGCAATGGCTCAGCTATTCCAAGACAACATTATTGATCGCGAGGAGTTCCGCGAGATGCTGGTTCAAGGTGAAATCCTGCCTACTTCAGCGGAAACACAAGATCAGTCAGCAGAGGTAGAGTAGGGGCATAACAGCTCTTATTTTCATGGGACTTCGTTTTGAAGAGATCAATCCTCCCAAAAAAGAGGAATGTCCAATGCCTGCTGCAAAGAAAGAAACTAAAAAAGCTAAAAGCAGTAAAGTAGAAGAGTAAATCTACTTTTCACAATGGAAGAACAAGTCATCCAGGAGACGCCCGTGGTGTCACCTGAACAGCCTGTGGCTGCGACTGAAACTCCTGCTGTAGACGTTTCCGCCTACGAGCAACAAATTCAGGCATTAAAAGTACGTGCCAGCGAAGCCGAGGATAAATTCCAAGGCATCAAGGGCAAGCTTGATGATGTCTACAAGAAGCAAGACGATCAACGCAGAAAAACGCTTGAAGACCAAGGTCAATGGAAGGACCTTTGGGAAGAGGCCAACAAAACTGCTCAAGACAAGCAGCAACAAATTGCTGACCTAGAGCGTCAATTGCAAGAGCTTCGGGTTTCAAACGAAACTGCAGCGATGCAAACGTCTGCGTTGTCTGCAATTAGTCAGGCTGGAGCTATCAATGCTCAACAGATGCTGCAATTAGTGCAGAACGGTCTTAAGAAGTCTGAAGATGGCAGCGTCAAAGTTCTTGACGGTGGCGTTGAACAAGACCTAGGTGTTTACTTAGCCAAGCTAAAAAACCCTGGTTCTGGCTTTGAACATCACTTCAAGCCAAGCACTCAAGCTGGCATGGGAGCTAAGCCATCAACAGGGACTGCAGGTACTACGGGCATGGCTAATCCCTATGCAGACGCGACAGCGAACTTAACTCAACGTATGATGTTGGAAGAAACTAACCCTGATCTTGCAGCTGTGCTCAAGAGAGAGGCTGGTAAATAGTCCCTGTGGGACACCATCTCAAGTCTGTGACTTGATCCACCGCAAACATTATCCCTGAATAAGAAATGGCTGCTCCATTTCAGAATTATTCCGGCGGTGTCCTACTCGCGGACATCGTAAAAAGGAATAATCTCAGCACCTATGTGTCTGAGGCCATCAAAGAGCGCAGCTTGTTTATCAAGTCTGGCGCTGTTGTCCGTAATGCCTTGCTTGATTCCCGCTCCGGCGGTACTCGCATTCAAGTTCCTGAGTTCAATCCTGTATCTCCAACTGAGGAGATCATGGATGGCACAGCTACCTGGGGCACCGGCTCCGGTGGTTATCTGACTCCTCAAAAGATCGGAACTGGCACTCAAATTGCAAGCATCTGCCATCGCGGTTTCGCGTATGCCGTAGATGACATTGCAGTCTTGGCTGCTGGTGAAGACCCCATGCTTCACATCCGCAATCAGCTAGCTGATGCGATCAACAAGCTGAACAGCGCACGTCTGTTCTCACAGCTTGCTGGCTTGTTCGGCACTGCTCTCTCTGCCAACGCACTGGATAAAGGCAAGGCTGCTGCTTCTGGCGCAACCGAAGCCAACTTCCTCAGTGCAACCATGGTTGCTGAAGCACGCTCCAAGCTTGGAGAGCGTGGTGAAGAGCTGGACACTCTGATTGTTCACCCTTCCGTTGCTTACTACCTGTATCAGGTAGGGATGCTGACCTTCTCTACTTCAGCACTTGCCGCTTCTGGCGCAGTGACCTGGGGTGGTGGTGGCGTTGGCATTGGCGCTCGCGAAGTTGGTGAGTTCGCAGGAATGCGAGTCGTTACCGACAGTTCAGTGAACACCGTTGCTCCTGGCACTGGTGGTCACCAACGTGAGTTCTACTGCTATCTGATTAAATCAGGCACCATCCTTGAAGGTGTGCAGCAGGAGCTTCGGATTGAAGCTGATCGCAACGTCCTCTCGAAGCAAGACGTGCTTTCTGTGGATTACCACAGCACCTATCACGTAATGGGTACTAAGTGGTCTGACGCTGGTGATAACCCCACCAACGCTCATCTGGCTACCGCTAACAAGTGGGCAGCTACCTATGACATCGA